GAGACACATTAAAGTCCGTCTGCAACGGGTTCGGCACGTCCCCGTAACCTGCCAACTGGCCGAAGTTGCCCGAGCTGAACGCGTTCTGCGCCGCCTGGGCCGCCTGCTGGTAGCGGTCGATCTCCTGGGTGGCGGCGATCTGCTTGAGGTTCAGATGTTGGACCTGGGCGAAGGGAATGTTGAGCGCACCGAAGATGGCTTTGGCGAACGCGTTGGGGTTGTCCTTGCGGAGATTGCGGTACTGCCCCGAGAGTCCGATGGCCGCGTCGAGGGAGGACACTTCGGGGACGAACTGCTCCGCGACCGTCAGAAGGTTCCCCGACGGTGCCGCTGACTTCACCCCGTAGAGCTGGCTGTAGGTGATGTTGGGGTACAAGACGTTCGAGCCGAACACTGCTTGGGGGTCGACGAAGGCGAAGGGCGCGGAGATGACCGGGTTGAGCATCGAGATCAGCCCGCCGATGGTGGCGTAGTTGGCCACGTCACGCAGTGGGTTGAGCGCCCGCACGTCCAAGGCGCTGACGTTGCCTTCCGAGTCTGGCTGTCCGAGGAAGAACAGGTTCTGGATGCGGGTGTAGAGGCCCTTGGACACCTCGTCGCTATTCATGTTGGCCAGGTTGGCGAGGAACATGGCGCGATAGGGGTGGTCGACCGGGTAGGTGGCGACGTATTCGAGGACGTGCTTGGTCCACCCGTAGAAGGGGACGACCGTGGTGATGACGTTGCGCTCCAACGGCGTCATGTGCGAGAGATCACCCATCACCTTGTTGGCCGTGCGGATGCCTTCTTCGAGGGCCCGCTGCGGCGTCATGTCGAGCCTCTTGCCCATCTCGTCGAGGACGTAGCCCTTGCGCTCGGCCGACTTGATCCCGTCGAGGACGACCGCGGCACGCTGCATGTCGGTGATGGCGTTGGTGAGCTTGAACGTCATCTGGGGGATCACCTTGAGCCAACTGGTCATCTTGTTGGGGTCGAGGTTGAGCTTGTCCATCATCTCGTTCGCCCACAGCCGGCCCATCGTCTTGCCCGTTTCGCGGTGCCACTCTTTGACTCCGTAGGCAATCGGGTCGTCCTTGCCAACTTGTGTTGACCTGGTGTGGATGGCCGTGCGGAAGTCGTCGTCTTTCAGCATCTTGAACGCCTGGCCCATGCGGAAGAAGGCCAGGGGATTCCTGAGCGCGACAAGGAACGAGCCGCCGAAGAGGATGTGGGCCACGAATCGGGGTGAGTACCCGAGGACCGAGGTGCGGAAGATGTTCGTCGCTGTAGAGACTGCCCCGAGGGAGTCGGACTGTCCCTTGCCCACAACATCGTGGAGGCCTTTGACGATGGCAGAGGGCATCCAGATCGTGTCCTTGCCGGCGATATGCCGCGACGACGCCACTCCGAAGGACGCAGGATCGAACCGTTGGAGGTCGTAGGTGTGCTCAAGCAGGTGGGCGAGGTAGGCCTGTGAAGTTCCCAGGTCCGCTGAGCGGAAGGTCGGGTCCTCGCGTGCCACCATCGCCATGAGGTCGGACTGCTTGTAGCCGTGCGCCGGAATCAGGGTGTCGTCGATGAGGGACTGGACCGAGTCGGACTGGATGCGCTGGCTCATCGCTCGCGTCTGGCCGGCGTAGATGTCGTAGATGGTATTGGACTGGTCCAACATCCGCTCCTTGACCGAGTCAGGTGTCATGTAGCGGGTGGGATTCAAGTGGATCTGCCCGACCTCGGACGGGTCGTAGGCGCCCAGCGAGTCACGCGAGCTGAACGAGGGGATGTAGTGCGGCTCGAACCCCTGCGCTCGGAGGCTGGCGATCTCGTTGCGCGCCGAGTTGGTCATCTCCTCGATCAAGCCGGGATCAAGAACTGCGCCGAAGGGTGCCTCGTGACCGGCCTTCATGTAGGTGCGGATGAGGTCGACCAGCCGGCCGGGGTCCTGACGGAAGTCCTCCAATGCCTTGGCGTCGAGCTTCTTGGTGTCCTTGAGGCCCGTCAGCGCCTTCTCGATGGCCAGGTCAGACTTCTCGGACTGCGCGATCTTGTCGTTGACGAGCTTGACCATGAGGGGCTGCCAGGCCGCAGAAGGATGGCGCCACACCTCTTTCTCGTAGGCGGCTTGGAGCTTCTGGTGCTTGGCGATGGCGTCTTTGAGACCGGCACGGTTGATCGTCTTTTGCAGGTCGACCTCGAACTTCTCCCGTGACTTGGCGTACTTGTAGAGGTTGTCGGACATCATCTTGGACATCTTGAGCAGCGAGCTCGTCTCAGGCCCACCCAGGCTCTTGTTGGCGAACTTCTTGGTCAGTTGGAGGGTGACCGTCCTCATGGCCCGGAAGTCCTCGGTCTGGTACGCCGACATGACCTTGTCGATCAGGCCGCCGGTCCCGTATATCTCGGTGATGAGCCGGGTCTGCACGGCCGTCGGCTTGGCTACACCGAGCAGGTCCGCAATGGTCGGCAGTTCCACCGTGGGCTTGACGTTGGCCGACTTCTGGACGAAGTCGCGCAGCCGTTGTTGGTCGGCCAGGTGGCGCGCTGCGTGCTGGGGGCTCTGATCCTTGACGGCCCGAGACTCGTCCAGGCGGTTGCGCAGCTCTGCGTACTTGGTGCGTGACGCCCTGCTCATCCGGCCCGGGTCGGGGCTGAACCCCGAGTCGGTCAGGGCCGTCCCTTTGGCCTGGTTCACCTTATTGCGAAACTGCTTGAGCATGTCGAACGCGGGGGTGACGAGGGAGTCGTTGTGCTGGATCTCGTCAGACAGTTGGTCGGCCTTGCCCGAGAGCTTGTCAACTTTGGCCTCTGCCACTGCCACGGCGTCATGGGCGCGGGTGATCCGCTCCCCTTGGGCCGCCGAGTAGACCCCGTAGGTGCCATCAGGCAACCGGACCTTGGTCAGTTGGCCGGTCGCCAGGTTGGTCTCCTCAATCCATCGCTCGGCTGCCTCGTAGTGCGGCAGCATGTTCTTGATCTCGACGGGGATGGAGTTGTCGTCGCGCAGCGCTGCCCACGACTTGCCGCTCAGAGTGGCGAGGTTCCATGCCGCGTGTACCGAGTCGAGTTGCGTGCCGACTTCGACGCCGAAGAGTTGGGCCATGTGGTCGCTGGTGATGTCGACCGTCTTGCCCATGAGCTGCGCGTTTGCGACGGTGCCTTCCGCGATGATCTTCTCGAGCTTCGAGGTGGCGTCGCGCGCTGCGCCGTGGATGAGCGAGTTGATGTCTGCGATGTCCCCGCCGATGCCCTTGGTGTTGGCGATGTTCTTGAACTTCTGGGCGACGGACAGTCTCCCGAGGTTGGGCAGGCCGGTTGCAGGGTCCTTAGTGATCCCTATGGCTTTGGTCGGGACGTTGCCGATGGCTTTTCCGATGATTCCGGTCGGTCCCATCTTTGCAATCGCCTCACGACTGCCGGCGCCAAGGGCGGATGCCAGGGTGTCGCCGAGAGCTGTGTGTGCCACCAGAGAAGTACCGGCGCTCGCGATGCCCAATACGTTGAGGAACGAGATGAGGGGATGTGCGAGGACATTGTCTATGCCTCCGTGCTCGAACTCACCTATGAGGCTTACCCCCGGAACGAGCTGGGCCAACGTGTTCTTGGAGGGATCGAGCAGCCAGTTGGGGTGCTCGACGGTGTTCTTGACCGAGTCGAAGATGGACGTGACCAGGTGCGTGGGTTGCAGGCCGGTGAAGATGTTCGACGCGTCGTGCTCGACGTTGCCGAAGAACCCGCCGATCCCTGACGCCGGCTTGTCGCTCGGGAGAGGGGTGACGTTGTTCGGATTCGACGAGGCCAAGATGGCGCGCGTCCGCTCGGCCTCTGACATCGGGTAGGAGCCTTGGAGCAGGCGCTTGGAGTCGAGTTGGTAGACGGGGTAGATCGAGGACTGGGGGATGCCCTGGCTCTTGGCCCAGTTGGCGGTCTTCTGCCAAGAGGTCTGGAACTGCTGGACGGGTGACTTGGTGGCCATCAGCCCGTGTTCGGGACGGTGTCACTGCTCGCACCCGGCACGGTCCCGATGCCCGTGGCAGCAAGGGCGGGGCTGGGCAGACCGCCCGCGGCCGTTGTGCCGGTGACAGAGGCCAGCAGCTCTTGGAGCCAGGCGGGGTTGGACGAGGCAGACCCGGCGTTGAGCCCTGTGCCGTAGACATCCTGGTACTGGATGTGGCTGAGCAGCGCGGAGAGCAGCGCACTGTTCGGCGCCGCCTTCTCGCTGAGCTTGGCCGCCGGCCCAAGGCCCGAAAGGGCGGACGAGATGGACGGCAGGCCGAGGGTCGATTGCGTGAGGGGGTTGCCTGCGGCTTCGGAGTCGATCTTGTTGATGTACGCGGATGTGCCAGCAGAAGGCTGAGCGTTGGCGGCGTAGCCCTGGTTGGTCAAGATGTTGTTCACCTGGGACTCGGCGTTGGAGAAGTCGTAGGGCTGCGTCACCGCACCGACCTGTGCCTCACCCGCTGACGCGACGTTGGGCAGGTTGCCCAGTGCCTTGACGAACGGGTCCTCCACCTTGTTGAGATCCTGTTGCAGCGAGGGGGCGTTCTGGGCCTTGTAGTGCCCTTTGACCAGGATCTCTTGGGCCAGCTTGTTGCCGGTCGAGGCCTCCTTGGTGAGCGCGTCGTACTCCTTGTCGGTCAGTTGGTGGGGGTCACCGATCTTGCCGACGCCGTTCTTCTCATCGACCAGGGGCGTGTTGCCCAGGCTGAGGTCGTGGAGGTACTTGTCGTCGGCCTTGTCGAATCCGACCGCGCCCGTCGCGCCCTGTGCGGTGTAACCCTCGACATCACCTTGAGGGTCGGTGACATCGGAGAACTTGTAGGTCTTGCCTCCGATGGTGATCTCGTTGGCCTTGTCCTGGTTCCCACTCGAGATGTTGGGCGCGTAGAACTCGTCTGACCCGCCCTGCTCGGGCGAGGCAACCGTCTTCTGCTTGCCGATGGGCCGGCCGAAGCGGTCCTTGGGGCCGATTTGGCGGTAGACAACCCCGTCCTCTGTGTCGCTCATCCCGCACCTCCGGGCTTGATCCCCGGCAACTGAGCGAGGAGTTGGGCCTGGTACAGACTCGCAGGGTTGACCGAGGTCTGCTGCGCCTGGCTCGGGGTCTGGTCGGGGGAGCCGGGGGCCTGGGAGGTGTTGGCGGTGAGCGTGTTCTGAGCAGAGGGCGACGAGAGGCCCGCCAGGGCGTTCTGAAGGCTCTGGGAGCTCGCAGCGGTGCCTGGGGAGCCAGAGGCCCCAAACAAGCCTGAGAGGTTCGTGAACGGGCTGGCGGAGGCCGCTTGAGCCAGGGCTGCCGAGCCAGAGCCGGTGTCGACGAACGACCCCGCGCTGGGTCCCCCGCCTGGGAACGTGCTCTCGGGTTGGCCGGCGTCAGCGAGGAAGTTCTGGGCGTAGGCGGCGTTGGCCACGGCGTCGTTGCCCTCATAGGCCGAGGCGGCGAGGGCCTGGGCATACTGCTGCGGTGTGGCCGTACCGGATTTGAGTGCCTGGTAGATCGAACTCATGTTCGGTTGTTGGAGCGTCTCGCCCTGAGCCGCCACCCCTTCGGCCGCGGTGGGGAAGTCCTGCACCCCCGCTGAGTTGACCGCCGACGACCCTGGCTCTTGGACGGACGTGGCGAGGGGGTTGTTCTCCGAGCCAGGCATCCCTTCTTCGGTCATCTGGGCCTCGAGCAGCTTCTCGTTCGAGGCCGTGTTGGGCAGCCCCGCGGCGTAGAGGTCGTCGGCCGCGAACTGAGCAGGCGTGGTCGGGTTGGTCGTGTACGGGGTCGCCCCTTGTGGGGTGGACTGGGTGACGGCGGGGTGGGAGGGTGCCAGACTTCTCGCCAGTTGTTCGGCCCGGTCCTTGGGCATCCCAGCTTTGATGAGCGAGGCCGCGTCGGGGTGGGTGTCGAAGGGGACCAGCTTGTCGACCTTGGCCTGGTCGCCGGCCTCTTGAGCCAGGTTCTTCTTGGTCGGGTGCGCCTCGTCGTAGCGCATCTGGTTGAACAGCTTCTTCTCTGCCGGTGTGACGGCCGACGCCTTCTTCTTTTTCTGCTTATCCGGCATTTGTCACACCCGGCGAGTAGAGGTTGAGACCTGACGCTGCGCCGATGTTGGCGATGGACGTGCCACCGAGAAGCCCCAGAGTCCCTGCCGACTGCTCGGCCGTGTTGAGTTCGCCCGAGTAGATGCCCGTCAGGCTGTTGAGCAACTGCGGGAGGTTCTGCTGGTAGTCCAGCCCTGACTGGGCCAGGCCATAGCCGAGTTGCTGTTGGACCTGCTGGATCGACAAGCCGTTGCCCTGCGCGACCAACCCGAGGTTCTGCTGCTGGCGGGCGATGTCGGCGGCTGAGTATTGCTGCTGCGCCGTCGTCCCCTGCTGTTGGAGTTGGGACTCCTGCTGGGCCCGGTTGATGTCGGCCGTCTGCCACTGGTAGTTCGAGTTGAGAAGGTTCTGCTGGTTCTTGAACCCGGTCGTGTTCGACGCGCCCGAAGCAGCCGCGTTGCCGAACAGGTTCTCGGCGTTGTTCTGGTAGTTCAGTGTTGCTTCAGCGAGTTGCTCGGGGTACTGCTGCTGTTGGAGGCCGTACTCCTGCTGCTCCAACCCGGTGGTGACACCCAACAGGCCCGCCTGGGCTTGGAGGCCTTGGCCTTGGAGGCCGATCTGCTGGCCCGAGATGCCGAGTTGGGCCAGTTGGTTCGCCGCGGATTGTTCCAACTGGGTGTTGGAGAGGTTGTACTGCTCGGTGTTCAGGTTGAACTGATTCCCTGCAAGAGCCGTTTGCAGGTTGCCCAAGGCCATCTGGGGCGCGGTCGAGGACTCCACCTGGCCGAGAATGTTCTGCAAGGTGTTCGGTGAGCCGTTGAAGTTGCTCACATCCTGTTGGAACTGGCTGACCGGGTTCGGCCCACCTCCATACGCTGCGTCGGTCATCTATCTCACCGGCCTCGGTGGCTTAGGGAAGGTGCCGATGGGCCTCGGCATGGGCCTACAGGGTCCGGCGGGCTGCATCAACTCCACCCAGATCCCGTCACGAGCCAGGCGGGGACGTTGCTGCTCCCGGTCGAGAACCAGTTCGACTGATCGGTGAAGCGTCTGGACAGGTCGATGAGGTTGGCCAGGTTCTCCTCGTAGAGCTTGTTCTGGTCCTGCCAGCGCGGGTCGGCGTCTTGTCGAAGCGCTCGGTAGACGGCGTAGTCGTAGATCACGTCCTCGAACCCGGGCAGGCAGTCGAGCGTGTCTGTGCCGTTGGCGACGTTGACGGGCTGGCGGTAGTAGAAGACGTTGAAGATCCCCGCTTGCGAAGGGACGGGGTAGGCGACGATGGAGAGATTGGGCGGGTTGCGCCACAGCGTGTAGAGGCTCGGGAACGACCCCGTGTATTGCTGGTAGGTGCCCCACACCGCGTCCATCTCGTTGTAGCCCCGGAACTCCAAGGCGTACGTCTGCGTCGACTGCTCGGGGACGTACTCCACCCGGTAGATGCGCAGCGTGTCGGCGGGGGCGAAGTAGCTCTGGACGTTCGGAGTCACGGGGATGGAGGTCGTGACTTCGAGCGTCTCGGATTTCCTCTGCACGTCCTTTTGGGCCATGTTGATGTAGTCGATGAGCTGGGTGTTCGACCAGGCCTGGGGGGACGGCTCGTTGAGGAACGAGCGGATGGTCGTGAGCGCGTCTGACAGAGTGACCGGCGATGCGCCCATGAGCGGATTCTAACCCTCGGTTCCTGACTGGTCAGGGGGCATCAGAACCCCTTGGCCATCCAGTTGATCCGCACGTCCACCCCGGTCACGAGGCTGCCGGTGGCGGCGTCGGTGACGTAGAAGATGTACTCGGCGGTGTTCGTCGGAGTGGCAGTCTCCGAGCCGCCGATGGTCACGTTGGAGGCGGCTGAGATATCCCCGTTAAATCCAGATACACTGATGACGCCGTTGGGAAATGGGGCGGGGAAGGTCAGGGCAAGGGCCCCTGCCCCGCTCGTCGTCCCGACCAAGGTGCCAGCCTGGTCGATCTGGGCCTGACCGCTGTAGGCACCCACGAGGACCGCACCAGGAGCGCCCGATTGGGCCAGGGCCTTGAACGAGTTGGCCCAGTTCTGGATCTGGTAGAGGGCGGTCTTGACATCGGGGTCGGTGACCGTTTGCAACGAGGAGACGAGCAGGCTCGGGATGCCCGTGTTCCCCGTTGCCGTGCCGAGGTAGTTAGGAGACGCTGGCACGCTGGCGGGTCCTGTAGCCGATGTTGAGGTCGTAGACGATCGGTGCGGCCGAGTCCCCCGAGCATTCGAGACGCACAACGATGTCGTCGGCCTGCACCCCGCCCGCGTTGAGCGATTGGATCTGCACGTCTGGTGTGGTGAAGTCGAGAGGCCACGGCTCGAGCGCGGAGACCTGACCGTCGACGACAACGCTCACCTGGATGACCGCGCCGGGGTCCAATGTCGGATTGGATGCTCTGACCGTCACCTCGCGCACGTCCACCGTCCTGTCGATGGCGTTCGGACGGATAGGCAGGCATTGCCAGACGTAGGCGTCGGTCGGCACGGTGTTGTCGAACTGGCCCAGGATCTCGTCGGTGTTGGAGGTCACGTCGATCGGAGCGGCGTACATGTGGTTCTCCGAGAACCCAGGCGTGTAGTGGAACCACTGATGGGCGCTCGGATCGGAGAGCCGCCACCATCCTCCGGTCTGGGTGTTGTAGACCCAGTTGTTCGAGAACAGCATCCACTCCCCCCAGCGTTGGGTGAAGTACCCGTAGCAGGGGAGGTTCTGCGCATTGGAGGTGGAGAAGAAGTTGTCGTCGAGCTGCGCGCTGATCTTCTGGGATGTGTTGCCACCGTTCCAGACGTAGGCCCCGTGGTCCTGGGAGCAGTAGAACATCCCCGTTTCTCCTGCGGCGGCGCGGCCGTAGAGAGGGCCGGTCGACTTCACTCCGGGCAGAGTGGTGACGGTCGGGTTGTTGAGGTCGCCCTGGACGATGATCGCACCCCCGCGCTGCTTGACCATGAACAGTTCTCCGGCAGACACAGAGCCGACGGCGCCGTAGCCGTAGGGGTTCTCGGGTCCGAAGACCTCTTGTTGGTTGGGCCAATCCTCGGAGTTCGCGGGGTCTGTATACGAGATGATCTCGTAGAAGACGTTGCCGAAGCTGATGAGACTCCGCGGCCACTGGCGGGCTTCCGAGGTCAGGGTGACCACGCGCCCTTGGTGTCCGAAGGTCGGGCCACAGTTCCCGTTCGCCCCCGCGTCCAGCAGGTCGAAGTTTCCCGACACCGTCGGAGCGGAAGGATCTGGATAGACGACGATGGAGTCGTTCACCCCGCCCGTCATGACCGGGATCACCACGACTGCCTGGCCGACGGTGATGGTGGGGTCCGATGCCGCCATCCTCGTGGAGAAGGCGAAGGGCATCATCGGGTACAAGAAGTTGTTCGGGTTGATGTGGGTCGGGTTGTTGTAGGTGACCTCGAAGATGTTGGCCGGGCTGACGATCGCCCACAGCGCGGACTGCAAGATGGCCGTGATGTTGGGCCCCCCGCCTCCCGCTCCGGGTACTCCCAACCCGAAGACGATCTCGTCACGGTTGGTCTGGAACGAGTTCTGGAAGCACAGGATCGTGTTGGTCTCCGCGTTGCCGACGGAGATGTCGGCCAGGCTCTTGGTCTGCGTCAAAGCTGGAAGAGGTCCCAAGCCTCCGGTCGGGAGGCTCATGCAGCCGTAGGTGAAGTTGGCATCTGCCGCTCCCGTCGGAGCCGGATACGGGCCTGGCGCGGTGGCGGGAGTTGTCGGGCCCGACCCGACGGTCAGGGAGGCGTCGTAGCAGCCGGGGGAGAAGTCGTTGATGACGACGTTCTGCTGCCCGCGTTGGTCTGGCGCGCCCTGCGTCTGGCTCATTTGCCGATGAGGGTCACGAGGAAGTCGCGGATGGTGCTCAGTGAGTCGATCTGGGCGAAGAGGTCGAGCTCGTCCTTCTTGATGGCCCGCGTCGCCCCTTCGGCTTCGCGATCACGTCCAGAGACAGAGGTTGCCGCCGAGTTCTTCCAGGCCTCGAAGTAGTAGTAGGCCAGTTGGTCCTTGACCTCGGGCAGTTCGCGATGCGCGGCGTAGAGGGCACGGCTGATCTTCTCGAGCTCGGCCAGCTTCGCCTCGTGGTCGAGCGTCGTGAACGGCTCGGCCGGGAGCTCGTAGGTCACTTCTTCGGGGGCCCGTCGACCTCCACGTCATCCCCTGAGTTGTCGTCGCCCTTCTTGTCCTGGGCCTTGAGTTGGTTCTCGACCAGTTTGATCTGCATCTTCATCTGTTCTAGCTGGGTGGCCAGGTCGTAGGACTGGGACTGGGGGGCGATGACGCCGTAGACGTGCTCACCCAAGGGGTCGGTTGCGGGGCAGACGACCTCGGTGTCATCCGCGGTGAAGATGCTCACGTCGGGCACCATCTGGCCCACCCGCACGGCGTCGGTGTCATAGAGGCCATAGAGGCAGGCCAACCTCCGCGTCTCGTGGTCCCGAGGAGGAACATCCCCCGCCTGTCCCCTGCGGTCCTCGACATGCTGGCCCGATCCCATCAGCGACCGCGGATCCCCCCAATAGACGCGGATGAGGTCGAAGGGGACGAGCTTGGTCTGGCCGGGCTCGAGCCCCCCGAGATGGTCGACGCCATCCCAGACGAACTTGCCCTTGGGCAGCGGCCCTTTCTCGATGACGATCTCGTTCTCGTTGGTGTCCTTGTGGTACAGCAGGCGCCCGTAGGTGCCGTTGTAGACGAGGCGGAAGTTGTCCTCGACCGAGAGGGTGGGAGTTTGCGGGCTGAGCAGGGTCATGACGGAATGTTAGACCCTGGTTGCGGGCCAATCTGAGTGACCTTGTAGTGCGTCACTTCGACCCCGCGGTGCGCCCACACGCTGAACCCGGCGTCTTTGACCCGCATCCCGAAGGCCAGATCCTCTCCGAAGTGGACGCCGTCGATGGTCGGCTCGCAGAACCAGGGCTGGGGTTCGCCGTGCAGCTTCTCGAGAACGTCCAAGACCTCGTAGCGGATCATGAGGAACCCGCCGCCCGTGGCTTCCACTTTGACCAGAGGGTCGAGGCCTTCGCGGTTCTCGGATCTGGGCCAGAGACCCCACCCGTCGTCCCAGTGGTCGATGACCTTGAGCGTTTTCAACCCGGCCGAGTTGGTGGTCCAGTCGTAGATGATCGGGAGCGGGGTGCCCTCGAAGGACGAGTAGTAGATCCCGCTGACAACGGCTCGCTCCTCACACGCCTCGTAGAGCGCCACGATGTCGGAGTTGGAGAAGGCGATATCGCTGTCGACCATGAGGAGATGGGTGCAGCGTTCGCGCACCATCGGGTCACGGAAGATCCGGACCATCTCGTTGCGCCCGTTGTCGAGGTACGGACCGGACTGGACGTAGAACATCTGGGCGATGACCTCATCGGCAATGGCGACACCGATGGACTGTGCCGTCTCCATCCTGATCTCGCCCGCGGTCATCACGCCCAGCGCGACGGGGAGTGGCATTTCCCGAGCGTACTACTCGGGTTGTGCGTTCCTACGTTTTTTCAAACCAAATGTTCACCAACGAGCTGGTGCCCGAGATCGTCACCGCTTCGAGGACCACGCCGTAGTTCACGCCAGCCGCTGCGGTGGTGGAGCCGGCGTCGGAGAGGCAACCTGCGGTCGTCCCGCCGATGATGAGGCGGTGGCCGACGACGGTCGGAGAGGTGGTGGAGTCGACCAGCGCCCGGGTGTGGCCGTGACGCACGACCTGGCCCGTGCCGCTCGCCGCGATGGTGGTGGTCGGGGCCGTGCCGCCGACTGCGATGCCGATGTTGAGCGGAGCCGTGGTCGCGACCGATGTGGCTGTTGCCACTTCGAACTGGGTGGTGGTCGTGCCCGTGATCGGCGTCGTGATGGCGACCAGTGCGCCGTAGGCGATGGCTGCCGTGGTCGACGAGTTGAACACGTCTTGGATGTCGGGGCCGGTGTTGAAGCCCTCACCGTCCGCGCCGGCAATGTTGGTGATCTGTGCTGTCGGCATGTGTCTCCTAGGCTGAGAGGTCCGTGAAACGGCCTTGACGTGCGATGTTCCCGCAGGTGAGGTTCCCGGCCCAGAGCAACAGGGCGGTCATGGCGTCCTGGTTGACCGGGGTCTGGAAGTCCTGCAACTTGAAGTTGGCCATTTCCGAGACGATGAGCTCGAAGTAGTCCTCGTTCAAGAAGTAGGGCCCGCCCGTGGTCGCCGTTGTCCCGACGTGCGAGTCAGTGACCCACGGCACGCCGTTGAACAGCAGGTTCTCGAACCCGCTCTGGGCCAGCTGCACGTCCTTGCCGCCCGGCTGGACGGGGAACTGCTGGGGGGTCAAGTTGAGGTTCCAGTAGCGGCCGTAGTTCGTGTTGTTCGACACGATGATGGTCGGGTTGCGGCCACCGCTGGTGCAGTTCATGAACATGTTGTTGAGCGCCAACAGGGTCATGGTGGTGGTCGATGAGTCGATCTGGGCGTTCCACCACGAGTTGGCCGAGTGGGAGATCGTGCCGTAGGTGGACTGGACCGTGCCGTTGTCGACCACCTCTTGGAGGCCGTCCATCTGCAAGGTGTTCGAGCCGTCAGCGAAGAGGCCGGTGCCGAGGTTGTCGAACAGGTCCATCTCGGCCTGCTTGAACTGGGTGGCGATGTAGTCCACGATCGAGTCGGCCCCGTCTGTCCGCAGCAGGGTCAGGCCGTCGACCGTGACGGCCGAGTAGGCCTGCTTCCAGGCCAGCGCCGCGTTCTGGATCGAGTCGGTCGGCTGGACGTTGAGCATCTGGTAGCCCGTGTACCACCCGCCGGCCGCCATGCGCGAGTACATAACCGGCACTTCGATCTGCGTCCCGCCCTTGATGACGATCTTGTTCATCTTGTTCCAGCGGGCGAAGAGGACGTTGGAGCCGTAGACGTTGTCCACGATGCGCGGGATGATGTAGCGCCGGGCAATCGCGGTGACCGTGTTGGTTCCGATCGAGGTTACGGCCACGTCATTGCTCCTTGGTCATGGCTCAGAGGATGTTCTGGTCGGACAACCACTGAACCGCTTGTTGCTTCATCTCCCGATCAGTCGTCGGTCGAGTCGGCGTTTCCTGTCTGGGTGCGCTACCGGAGCTCCCCGACAACGCGCCCAACTTCTGCTTGCGCTCCTGGCTCGCCTTGGCCTTCTCCTCTTTGGGAGAGGGGTCCCCGACGTGCTTCGCCCGAAACTCTGGATGATCGAGATACGCGAGGTCAAGAGCCTTCAAGACGGCGTCGGGGCCGGGCATCTTCTGGGCCAGGCCGCCGATGATGTTGAGGCCCACCGCGTGCAGGCGCAGGGCGCCGATGTCGTTCTCGGTCAACTCGGGGTGGTTGGTCCTAAAGGTTGCAAGTCCCTGTTCGACCTCGCTGGTGAGGCGGGCCTGGGTCTGCTCTTGGACCATCTGCTGCTGGCTGGCCGCGATCCCGTGGAGGGCCTTTTGCTGCTCTTGGAGTTGGGTCCAGATGAACTGATCCCGGGGGTCCTCCATGTCCAGCCACTCGGGGGGTTTCGCTGGTTCGGGGGCGGGAGGGGCGACGGCGCGCTCATGGGCGAGGGAGCGGGACTGGCGGATCTCGTCGACCGAGATGGGCTGCCCGTCGATGAAGATGTACTCCTTGCCGTCGATCTCGATGCGGTCACGCGAGGGCGCGTGCTGCGCTACGGGAGCGGCGGGCTCTGGTTCTGGTTCTTGAGCTGGCTCCTCTTCGGGTGCCTCGTCAGGAGCTTCTTCTGGCTCGGGCTCTGGCTCGGGCGTGGTGTCCTCGAACTCGAACTGGTCGCGTAGCCGCGCCACCATCTCCTCAGCCTGTTGACGCTCCTCGTCGGTGAGCTCGAGCCCGAGGTCTGCGAGATGGTCTTGTGGCTCAGCGGCCACGGTCTCTTCTTGTGGTGTCTCATCGGTGGGGAGGGCGTCGCTCACGAAGTGGCTCCTGAGATCATGCGTCGGATTTCATCGCCGTTGTTGGCTCGGGGGTTAAGTCCTTGGGAGGGTCCTGCGCCCATCGTCGGTGCGCCCAGCGTCGGCATCTGGCCGTTGGCCGGTGCTCCCCCTGGTGGACCTCCTGGCATACCGGCCGGACCCACTCCTGGTCCGCCTCCCCCCGGGCCAGGAGGCCCGCCGGGGGCGCCGCCGCCTTGGTGCTGGCCCGCGGGCATCCGCGCCTTGGCCACGACAGCCTGGGCCAGCTTCATGCAGAAGACCGGATCAGCGTCGGGCAGGGTCGCCAGGCGCATCGCGTCGGACGCGAGCGTTTGGAGGCCGTCGGTGAAGGACTGCGGGCCAGAGGCCAACTACGTGGGCTTCACGTCGGACGGCGGGTGGGGCAGGCGGCGCTCGAGGTTGAGGTCGCTGCCGTAGCCGCCGCTGTTCGTCTGGCCCTGCATCTGGACATTGGTCTTGCCACCCTTGCCCATGTAGTTCGACGCCGAGCGGTTGACCGGGGTCGTTGCCATGTCATCTCTCCTTGTTTGAATCCTGTAGAGCGCCGAGAAGTTCTGAGAAGGGTACGCATACCGACTCCACGACGCTCAACAGGACCACGGGTGGGGGAGTTCATCCAGGAAGGTTGAGCCACCCGTGTCCCCTGCGACTACTTGCGGCCGTGCTTGCGACCACCCCGCTTGTGACGAGCCATTAGCAATCACCTCCTTTGGTTGAGGAGCGCTCGGCCTCCCGAGTCTCTCCTACTCAACGATCTATGCGACGGACCCCGCGGTGTCCGGTGTGGGCGCGGCCGGTGGCGTGTCGGTGGTCGTGTCCGTCGGGTTGTCGGTCGAGATGGCCCCGCCCGTGGTGGGGTCGACCGGCGCGGTGTCGACGGGGGCTGCCGGCGCGGCCGGGAGTGCTCCGGTCAGCGCGGCGTTGTTGGCGTTGATGGTCGCCGTTACGGCGTCCACCCCGGCCTGGTCGTCAGACGAGTCCAGCGCGGACACGGCTGAGTTGACGGCGGCCGTGTTGGCTTCCACCGCCCCGTTGAGTGCTGTCAGGTCGGCCATCATTTTCTCCGTTCGTCTGAGGATTTCTTCGAGTAGTTCGTGTTCACGGCTCACCGGCGCTTGGAC